TACCTGCTCTAAAGCAACTTTATAACTATTCCATAACTTATCTAATACTGTTTTATTATTTGTTAATTCTGGAAAAGTATTGCTTAATATACTTTCAAAAATTTCTTTTTTTACTACTAAGACTTGAATTTGAAGCCTTAGTACATCTTTTCTAGCTTGAGCATCATCTCCAGCTTTCTTTGGGCCAGTAACTTTCCATGAGTTTATTATATCATCTGCTATCTCATCTAATGCTTTATTACTCATTAGATGTTTTTATATAAGTCAAGAACTCGTGTAATATGATCGGGGAAAGCTGCAGTATTTCTCAGGCTAGTACCTGGATTCTGTCTTGTTGCCCCACCGAGAGTCTGACGCTGTTTGTGCTCGTCCTTAAAGTAATAAGTAATTAAATCTAATACTGCAAGTTTCAAATCTTCAGGCGTAGAAGCGTATCCTGCAGTATATACGACTTTTACAGCAGCTGGACCGTGCGCCCAGTTTAAATAGCCATTACCGCCATGTGTTCTTAGTAAGCTATCGGTAGCACTATCCAAATAATATTCATAATTATTTGTTGTTAGCTCGACGTAGCTATTATTATAAGAAGTTCTTTCTTCTACGGAAGTGATTGAGTTTACAGGGCTTTCTGTTAACTGAACAATATGTGTATTCCAGTTTACATTTATAAATTCTGTTTTTTCGGTTGTATAGTAGTCAATTATTGAATTACCGCAATAAGTTTTTACTAATTGACTTACAGACGTAATTATAGTAGAAAGTTTCAAGTCCTCTTTAGGAGTACTGATACCTTCTGCATCTTTATATTCTTGTAGAGTGATTAAATTAGTCATAAGTTAAGTAGTAAAAACTCTGGGGGAGTTTCCTCCCCCAGCAGTTTCATTCTATATTACTGGTATACCCAGCGGATAGAAGGTTTGTTGGAGCCCGCGTTAGCAAACAACTCGTTGAAGCCCAGAGACTGAGAAGCAACGATTACGTTCTGCTGATCTTTAACACTGTACTCAGTTTCGATGCTAACACCTTTCAGGCGAGGAATAACATAGTTATTCACGTTAACAGCGAGAGCTGCAGTGGTGGTAGCAGCAAGAGCGCTATCAAGATTGTAAGCAAGCTGATCACTAGCAATTACTGGAGAGCCGTAGACAGAGCCTACAACACCAGTACGCTTGGCGGCCAGATCATTACCAACTTCGTTTACGTCTGTGAAGCCAGTAGCATCAATCAGTTCGTAGTATACGTCAGTCGGTACAACGAAAGCAACCTGGCTGGGGTCCAGACCATATTTGCCCATTTCTTTACGCATGGCCAGGAGGTCACCAGGAGTAACTTCACCAGCACCAGAGGCGTCCAGAGCAGTAAGGCCAGAGGCAGTAGCGTAGCCAGAACCATTATCAGCACCAGCAGTACCAACAAGGCCGTTAGCGAAAGCACCGCTGTTGCCCAGGAGGATTGCATTGTCAATGGCAATCGCATGAGCGCGAGCCAGAGCAGAAGTAATCATCGGCAATACAGAAATAACAATCTGCTCATCGGTATCATTCGAAATGAAAGTACCAGAGATCAGACGGTGAGCCTGCAGGATAACCTGAGATACGGTGTAGTTGTTGTCACCGGCATCGCTAAGCTGGTTAGCAGAAGCGGTAATACCGGCCTGGCTCCAAGAAGCAGCACCAGAATCAGGAGCTAATGGCAGTACAGTAGCACCGGAAGCAACCTGAATTTCGCGGAAAAGAGGAGCAATCCTCTGAGCCTGACGAACTTCTTCTTCGAACTGCTGAGCAACGATTACATCGATACCGGCAGCAGTAGTAGAGGTATAGTCAACACCAGCTTTCTCAAGAATTTCTTTACCATAGTTAGTATCAAAACCTTTACCAGTAATTTTACCAAGAATGTGAGCAGACAAAAGATCGCCACTCATAGACTTCAGTTCAGTTTTACCGCGACCAGAAAAGTCACGCTTGCTGTTACGCATAGCTTCCAGCTCTTCAGCTTTTTCAGCTAGGTCTGCTTTATACTTCTCAAGAATTTCAGAAGTCTGAGCTTTTTCAGCTTCCATTTCTTTGCGAATGTCTGCCATGAGCTTTTCAGCGCCACTTTCAACACCTACACGAACGGCTTCCTGGGCTTCAGCAGTTTTTGCTTCAGCTTCTTCATGGGCGGCTTTCTCAGCTGCTTTCTGCTCGGCTTGCTTCATAGCAATAGAAGTGGCGGTTTCCTCCGCTACTTTCTTAGCAAAAGCTTCCAAGTCGATTTCCGGAGTCTTAATTTCTTCGGACATTTGTATCTCCTTTTGTGCGGATTTAGTTTCCGCCTTTTCCGGTGTATCACTAGCTACGCTAGAAGTATTGACTTCATCATTAGCCAGAGACTGACCGGCTAGATCTACACTATTAGTGAAAGTTTTTTTGAATTCTTCGTATTCATTAATTGAATCAAAAGACTTCGCTATCGAAAAGGTAGCTGATTGGTTGCAGGGTACAGAAACTACTGAAACCTCGAACAACTCAGCATCCTTAATCATATATCCGTCGGTTTCCTTCATATAATCAGCATCCTTGACTCGAAAACCAACGGAAAATGCTCCAAGGATACCTTCTTTGACTAGTTCACACACATTTGCAGGTGCGGACTTACTAATCTTTGCCTCAAGTTCAAGACCTTTATCTGTTACTTTCAGCCCAGTAGCACGACCAATCGGACGATCATAGTCATGATTGAAAAGAATAATAGGATTCTTCTCAAAATTCATTAGACCGCCTTTATTCCATGCAGAAGCATCTATGATGTCTCCTGCTCGATCTGCGTCATTTGTGCTAGCCATACCACGTATAACAACAGAACCATCGTCTGCTTCGTGGGACTTGAAAGTAGATGTGAGATTAAAAATCTTCTCCATACTACTCACCTTTCTTCTCTGCTTTCGCAGGCTTTGCCAAAGAAATCTCTGGCATTTTTGGAGGGTCAATCTTTATACTTGGAGCCTTTCCTACAGGTTTTTCCTGCTTTACTTCAATTGGTTTATGAATCATATCCCAAAGCTCCCGATGTTCCCCTTGAATCATACTTATCGCACTTGACCATGAGCCTGCAATTCTATCAATTTCTTTTACAGTTATATGCTTTGGTCTGTTTGACATAAAAGAATATTCTTTACGATTAGGAATAAATCCTATTTCTGCAAAGAACATACCTAAGTCTCTCGATAACCTTACTTTTTGGCCTCTAGTTGCTGCCATTTAATCTTCTCCTTCTATTGGTCTGCCGCCTTCATCTGGATTGGCTGCAGAGCCTGCTATATTTGCAGGAATTCTTAATTCATTATGTCCTTCTATTTCTTCAAAACCTAACTTAGTTCTCGCTTCGTTTGGAGTAATAACCCCAGCATTTACTAATGAAGTATAATACGAAGATTGATCTCTCAATTCCGGCTGAAGTGCGGGAATGTTTGTTACATCCTCTATAACTTCGAATCCAAAATAGCGACTAAAGGCAAGATTCATTTTTCGTACTATTGGAAGTATAGTTTCCAGATAGTAGAGTCTCATATTTGGACGAATATTTGCGTTATTTCCTGAATCAAGTAACAGAGGAGGAACTCCAAGAGCTTTTAGAATAGTCTTTTCATTATCAACAATAGCTGCAGAAAAGTCAAGCTCTCTAAAATTGACTCCAGAAACCTTATCTATCTCAATTCCTCCATCCAAAATAAGAGGAGTATGTCCTCCTGCATTTGGTTTATATCTTAATTGCCAGCTTTGCAGCATTCTTTCTTTAATCTTTTCAGACAAAGTATTTGGAGACTTAAGTACCAATCCTGGTACTGCACCATTCTTAAAGAAGTTATCCTGAAACTTTCTCATGTTCGCCATCAACTGCATTGTGCGCACTGCTGGCTTTAATCTTGATACACCTCTATAAATATCGTGAAAAGAATTTTCTTTTATATGGATAATTTCGCTAGGTGAATAATCAACATCATTATAGGTATACTTCTCGATATAGTTTCTTGGATCTGCATGTATAATAACATTATCGGCAGGAATATGATAGAGATGTGCACCGTCAAAATAAATAAAGATGTTACCATCAAGTATATAATCCGTAATAGCATTTCTTTTAAAGGTACTAATATCCTGGAAAGGGTTGGCTTCTTTATTTAACAGAAGGTTTACTTTTGATCTTTTAAGCCCTGATACAACACCAGGAGTATTATTAGAGGATACTATAAAAGGAATTTCTGCAGTATCATCTACAATCATGTTTACGGCACGATTAACTATTTCGAGAGTTTCATAATATGCTTCATAATTTGAATGAAATTCTCGAGAGCCTTGCTTGTCTAAACCCAGGTATTGCTGTATTGGGTTTAATTTTTCTTCGATTTCTACGGGTTTAGAACCAAAGATTTTATTATACCATGCCATGCTTTTCTCTCTGAATCTCTACCCAGCGTTCCTGCTTTTTTGCAGTTCCTAAGGAAGGGTCTTTACCGTAAATTGAATGAAGCTGTAGATGATGATCGTGACATAAAGTTGCTGTCTCTTCATACAATTCTACCCAATGCTCCTCTATAAATCTGTCTCTGAATTCTAGTACATCTTCTGGAAGAACTTTTTCTTCCTTTACCCATTTGTGTAGCAGAGGGCTTAAACTATAA